TTTTCCCGTACAGAGGGTGGCAGACTTACGGCGTGTAGGGCAGTTGTACTTTGAATACTTCCAGCCATCTCTTGTGATATTCCCCGGAGTGCTGCCTAAAGGTTTTCCACATGAGCCACAATATATGAGGCTTGCGAAAATGTGAGTGTGCTTTGCGGAATTATACATATTCCGTTTCTTGCATAGCTTTGAGTTTGCTTCCAGAATGGAAATGATGCGGTCTTTCTGCTCTCTCGATACGATAGCTGGATGATGGTCCTGAATGGTTATCCATTCTGATTCATCTTTGACTTTCTGACGGTCGCCCTCTTTCAAGACATTGTATCGGTAGTCTCCGCAGTAAAACACATTCTTAAGGATTATTAAAAGTGAGACAGGAGACCAGAGGTTTCCTGCTCGTGAGCGGTAGCCTTTTTCGTTGAGCTGTCTTGCGACACGGACAAGGGAGCGTTCCTTTTCGTACATATCGTGAATCAGGATTACAAGCTGGCTTTCTGATTCATTCGGTGTAAATTCGTGCGTCTCTGCCTCATAGTCGTAGCCGAAAGGAATCCTACCGCCATTCCAGAGACCGTTATTAGCCCTTGAAATCATCGTAGCAGTAACACGCTCGGAAGTCATATTCCGTTCAAGCTCCGCAAATACGAGAATGATTTTAAGCATTGCTTCTCCCATTGCAGTTGAAGTATCAAACTGCTCATTCTTTGAGACAAACACAACGCCTAAATCTTTTAGCTCGGAGTACATCGTGGCAAAGTCAAGGAGATTTCGGGAGATGCGGTCTATCTTCCAGACCAGAAGATGCGTAAAAGCCCCGGCTCTCATTTGAGACATCATATCCTGAAAGCGTGGTCGGTCTGTATTCTTTCCTGAATAACCAGCGTCCTCAAAGATGACATAATCATCGGTGTTTAGCATTAGTTCTGCATAGGCTATCAGGTCTTTTTTCTGCATGGGAAGCGAATCCCTGTCTATCTGGTGGAGCGTGGAGACACGGACATAAATTGCTACCCTTGCTTTTTCTGGTTTTGAAGCCATTAAAATATCCCTCCATATCATTCAGAAAGCCCCACAAGGGGGCTTTTCTCATACTGCATATTTCTGTATAGGTTGTGTGAATTGCGACCTGAAACAAGCCTCTGCGTGGCTTATTCGGTCATCTATTAGACCTATCTTTCCATCTCTGGCAAGGAGAAGAATATCCCGGCACTCCTGAATCGTGAAAAGATGGCATCCATACATCCGTGGAATAAATGTTTGCTGGCAGAAAGTGTATAGCAATTCGTCTGTATCTATTTCACATTCAGCACAAAGAGCAAAGATTTTATTTACAATCCCGACATCTACTCTTGCAGTTGACTTCCAGAGTGTCAGGTCATCGTATCTCTTTGACAGCAGCTCATCCATAGAACGGAATCCGTTCAGGTCTCCATAATACACATAACAGTAATATGACAGGGCAATCCGCTTTTCTCCCTCTGCTTCACAGAATTTAGCCTGCCGAAGCCTGACATCCCGGAGCAAAGCGTAGTTCCCGGTCCTTAGGTAAAGCTCTACCTCGGCTTGCAGATAAGCCCATTTCAAATCATTTCCTGCAAAATCTCCGGCAACCGGTTCAAAATTCATACAATCCCTCCTATCTTCCGTGAGCCTTTTTCCATTCGTCTAACTTGATAATGCAGCACTTTGAGGCTCGTCTTTTTCCTCAACAGCAGACATTGATTTAATTGTCATCTGGACGGTCAGTTTCATATCGTCCGAAAGAGAGCGGAACTGACGCAGCATATCCATTTCCTCTGTTGAGACAAAACCTGATGAAGTCTGGCAAAATTCTTCTCCACGGAGCAATAAGTCCGTAGACACTTTGAGATAATCTGCAATAGCAATTACAGCGTCAGCATTAGGATAGCTGCCGTTCTGCCATCGTCCTATACTCCCGGTGCTAATGCCGGTAGCTTTCAGGACAGGTGTTGGTTTCAAACCCATATCATCACACACTTTCTTAAAGTTATCCCAGAACATAGAAAACCACCTTTCAAAAATAATTCACATAACGGCGTTAAAATTATTGACAAACGCCGATAAATGCGTTATAGTATAAATGTGAGTTACAAAAGTAACGCATATTCCGGCAAGAAATGAGGCTTTTGCAACTCCGCAGTCCAATTCACGAAAAGGCGTAAATTGGCGTTCACTTCTATTTTAAGTGAATAACTTAAAAAAGTAAAGTACAAAAGTAAGCAAAGGAGGTAACCACGATGAAAAGAAAACTGTCGCCGTGGTGCAAATCCGTCAAACACGCACTCATAGATAAGGATTGGGGCGTGGCGGAACTTGCAGAGGCAGCCAATATGTCGAAAGAATACACTTCATCCATTATTAACGGCAGGGTGTATTCCGAACCGGCAATCAAACTCATTAGCGACATTCTGAACATCGCAGAGACAGCTCGCTCTTTGGGTTCAGAAACATTATAAGGCAAAGGCGGTAATAAGCACATGGGAAACAGACCCTTGAATGGCAATCAAAATGTGTATTTTCAAGCCAGAAAGAAAGCCGCAATGAGTAATGACAGGCTGGCAAGTCGAGAGGGAGCGGCAGAAATGTTGGGCTTATCTCCATATACGCTTGCGGATTACGAGCTTGGGAATACAAAGGTAGTGCCTGTTGACAAGGTAGTGCTGATGGCAGACCTCTACAATGCACCGGAGCTTATAACCGGTTATTGCAAATATGAGTGTCCTATTCACGGCTATTTGCCACTTGCAACAGAGGAAGCAGGATTACAGGGAATCGCCCTGCGTCTCCTGAAAGGCTTTGACAAGCAGGAACTAAAGGAGATGAAAAGAGAGATTGTCAACATTATGGAGGATGGCAAAATCTCTGATGACGAGATACCGCAGCTAAAAGCTATCGTGAGCCAGCTTGACGGTATCGCTGAAACAATAAGTGAGCTACGGCTTGCAGCAGATAAGATTTTGAAAGGCAGATGATTAAGGTGGATAAGCTGGAACGGATTATGAACATCCTGAAAACTGAATACGGAATCGAAAGTCGTGAGGACTTCGAGATAGCGGTCAGAGACTTTCAGGGAATCAATCTCGGAGTATTTACCGCACCGCTGCCGGAGAGGAGAAACCAAAGTGAATCCCAAAAAGAAATGGCTACTGCGTAGCATTAAATATGTGGTGCTTTTAGCCTGTACCGTCTATATGGTAGCCGGAATACATAAGACGATGGTTGAGGCAGACATCGAATCGGCAGAGGCAAGCGAGGTTACCCAAGAGGTTAAAACATCCGTTCATACCACGGCATATCCGAATATCACATACAGCAGCGAACCTTTTAGGGAAGTAGTGACAGAGGAAATCGAAGAAACAATCCCACCAACGCCGACACCTGACCCGATTGAGTTGAGGATTGAAACTGTCAAGGAAGAATCAGAAATCTCGGACTTGTATGTTGAATACGCATTTGAAATAGGCGGCGAGTATGATGTAAGCCCGGAGCTGATAGTGGCAATCATTGAAAGGGAGAGTGACGGAGACCCGAACACGACAGGGCTTGTAGGAGAAGCAGGACTGATGCAGGTTACTCCGAAGTGGCATTATGAAACGATGGAGAAGCTGGGAGTTACAGACCTGTACGACCCATACTCAAATATCCTCGTGGCAACAGATACCCTCCGGGAGCTTTTCGATACATACGACACTATATACGAAGTGCTTATGTACTACAACGGTGGTTATTACGGATTGGAGCAGGCGAGATTAGGCAATTACAGCGAGTATGCAGAATGGGTTGAAAACCGTTCATGCGAATTACAGAGAGCGGAGGAATCAAAATGACAGAGTATATCAAAAGCGTAGCGAAGTTCCTGAAAAGGTATTGGTGGCTTCTGGCTGTCGGAATGGTGCTTACAAAGTATTCCGTAGAATACGCATATCAGGAGCGTGGTTATTGGGCTGTTGGTGGAGAATATCTGGTTATCCCGATGCTGCTCATGGTGGCGTGTCTGGCAGAAAGCATCATCCGGGAAATCCGAGAAACATTTGCTTTCGATTATGACGAGGAGGATAGCGATGGAGATTATGGATGGAATAAAAAACATCATCTTGGATTTTCGGAAGAATCAGAGCATCGGAGATGATGAAGTCGAGGAAGTGTTAAGGCTGTGCCGCCGGAAGATGGAGCTTACAGGACAGAAAGATGACTACATTCTGCTTTTGCTCCCGGATGTGCTGAAAGAACATTGCTTCCGCAGGGCAATAAACAGCTACTCGATAGGACTTATGAATATCAGAAAGGAGCTTGCGAATGTGCAGTATATGCAGACAAATACCTTGCCACCCACGATGCCCGAACGCACCAGAGCCGGAGCCGGTTCATACCTGCGTGTTATGTAGTGATGGCATATACGATGGAGATGAATATTACGACAGCGCAGATGGTCCGGTGTGCAAGGAATGTATGGAAGATAAGACCACATCAGAGCTTATGGAAATATTCGGGGAATCTTATTCCACGGCACATACAGAATAAAAATTAAGGAGGAAATACACATGGCAAATCAGAATCAGGTTCAGACACAGAACCAGCATCAAAAGACAGGGGTATCGGCAGAGCAATTTCTGACAGGCATACAGGGTATGCTGACAAAGGAGCTGCAAAAGAATATGGCAGCATTGCCGGAGAATTTCAACAAGCAGAGATTTACGCTTAACTGTGTGGCGATGATGAAAGATAGTATCAATAGCTGGAAAGGCGTTGACCCTAATTCCATCGTAACCACTCTGGCAAAAGGAG